GCGTTCCGTTAGAACTACCTGCTGGTGTCTTTACAGAATCAGGTGTGCTAGAGCGTGAACTACGTACAGGTGCTCGCTACCCTGAGACTCGTTCAGGAAACATTGACGCATCTATCGTTACAGGTCGCGGCGTACAAGCATTACAGGCTGGCTTTGATACGCAGATCAAGGCAGCGCAAGCACAGTTTGCTCGTTTATTTATGGACTTAGTATCTCTATGTTTTGAAGTAGACGAGAAGATCTTTGGTAATATGACCAAGGAAATCAAGGGCGTTGACGACGGTACTCCATTCAATATGAAGTACATTCCATCAAAGCAGATTGCAGGTAACTACGGCGTAGATGTCCGTTACGGCATTATGTCTGGTATGGATCCAAACCGTGCAATCATCGCTCTACTACAAATGCGTTCAGACAAGCTCGTATCTCGTGACTATGTACGTCGTGAGATTCCTATGGAGCTTAATGTGACGCAGGAGGAACAACGTGTTGATATCGAAGAAATGCGCGATTCTTTGCGCTTGGCTGTTGCTCAGTATGCTCAGGCCATTCCAGCGCTTGCAGCGCAAGGTCAAGACCCTAGTGAGATTATCTCCCGTCTTGCACAAGTTATCCAAGGCCGTCAAAAGGGTCTTCAGTTAGAAACAGTTATTGAAAAAGCATTTGCACCTAAAGAACAACCAGTAGCCCCAGAGATGCCTATGATGCCAGGGGGATTAGGAACTCCAGCAGCAGGTGCGGCCCCCGTAGGTGCCTCGCAGCCAACTCCAGAACAAGGCGGAGCGGCCCCTGCTGCTGGTCAAGAACAACGTCCAGATATAGCAACCCTGCTAGCTTCTATTAGCGGCGCAGCATAAACGAGGGAGGTGTAAAATGAACAAAGGATCACGTGCAGCAGCACCAATGGCTAAGCCAACTGAAGGCAGAAAAGATACTTCTAAGCCAGCAGGACCAGGCAAGGTAGTACCATCAATGATGCCAGCAGGTCGTCGCGGTAACGCGGTAAAAAAGGGATAAAGTAATTTTACTTAACGGAGGTGCTGGGCGTGGATAATAACAACGATGTTCCACGTCCAGTACACTTCGCTGATTTCCTAGTAGCACTTTCAGGTTTCGTACATAACATAGCAAGTTCTGTACATACATTTACTGAAGAAGTAATGGAGATAGCAATATACAATGCTAATCGCCAATCTAAAGTAAATAAAGTATGGGAACAATTTTCAAACGATTTAGAAACAATAGAGGAGGATACCGATGGTAGATAGCCCATTACAAATTGGCGGTCCAGGAAAGTTCTCCGTACGTGAAGATTTACCACCGTCACAAAACTACGGTGATCGTAAGGCAATGGCAGAAGATATTGCAGGTGCTCCAACTACTGCTAAGCCTTCTGCAACTCCAGCACCCGCTGCTGATATTCGCGCCGCTGCTGCAAACCAAGAAAAATTAACTCCACTATTTGCTGACTCAGCCCGTCCAGGTGAAGACATTATGACAGGCAGTAGATTAGGACCTGGACCTGGACCAGAAGTATTAAGTATGAGGCCACAACAGGAATCTTTATCTCAGATCCTTGCAACAATGCTTCCCTACGATACTAATGGAGAAATCGCAGCTCTCTACGAGCAAGCACAATCCAGAGGACTTTAATGGGTCAGAACCTTAATAAAGGAAACATTTACCAAGCTGCACAACAGGCTGGTCTAAATCCATCTCAGAAGAATCAGATCAATGCGCTATCTGATATGTACTCAACACACGTGCAGCTTTCTAATTTACCTGCACAGGTGGGTGCGTATCAGTTCTCACAATTAAATCCTGATAAGCAAAAGAAGATGGCAGAGTTCTTCGGTGGCGAAGACGATCAATCACCACGTCGTGGTTGGATTGGTCAAGCCGCTTATATTATTTCACGTCCTGTTGTTGAGCCAGTTAAAGCAATCTTTAATGCAGCTAACTGGGCATCAGATCAAGTAACACGTACTTACCGTACTGGTGTTATCGCTGGCACACAAGGCATAGACCTTGCAGATGCTTGGAAGAAGTCTGGCGCTAATGGCGAAATGGTATTTGACCCAGGTCGTATTCAAAAGGCAATGACTACATACGGTCAAGATTACGTATATGTTGCACAACAGATTTCTGCTGGTATTCCATTGCCTAAGATTCTTGCTACAGCACAGAATCCAAATCAAAAGGCATTAGTCTCCAAGGCATCACAGCCTGGTGGAGATAACCTAATGAACGAGGTAGTGGCAAAGGTTAATGCTGCTAAGTACTCACCAGGTCGTCAACTTGCTAACGCTTTTCTTCCAAGAGATCTTGAAGGTAAGAGCGGTCTTTATACTTGGATCTCAGGTACAACAGATGCAGCTTTTCGTATCATTGCAGACCCAACGCTTCTTCTTGGTAAAGCTAACAAGGCATACCAAGCATCTAACTATGCGCTAAAGAATACAATTGGCACAGCAGAAAAAGTAGACTTTGCTTTTTCTAAGCCTGGTGTTAATCGTTTCTGGGATGAATACACAAAGACTTTAACAGAGTATCGTGACGCACGTCGCAATAAAGACGGATTAGCAGTTGGAGAATCTCTTGGTCGTCTTCGTCGCTTGAATCCAGCCTTTGGTCCTAACGGTGTTGACTCAGAACTCATTAAGTTTGCTGACCAAGACTTCGGTGGCATCCTTGATGTTAATACAGCCAAGGCATTTCTATCAAATGCAGAGCGTATTGAACCGATATTCTATGGACAACCAGGATTTCAAGTAAAGATTATGCCTCGCTTGAGTCCTGTTCGTCGCGCAGTACTTGACTCTTATACAAAAGCAGATCGTAAGTTTAATCTTAATGAAGATAGCGCAAACTTTTTACGTAATATCGCCTTTGATGAGGCAGATACTCGTGGCATTAGCACACAGCAGGCGGCAATTGAGTCACTTGCTGGTCGTCCAGGTGAGACTGCTATTCAAGCAGGTGCTCGTACTGCTGCACGTTTGAATAAGTCTGAAGAGAAGTTCGATAAGTTTTCTATCTATGGTATTAACAAGCGTTTAGATAACGTCACTCGTAAACTTGCATTGATTCCAGACTTAGCAGAACTTGGAAACCACACATCTCCAAAGGCTCACATCGCTTTTGAACGTTATGCACGTTTTGTTTATGGTCGTTATGGAGCACGTATCCTTGGTGATGCCTACCAAGCAGGCAATGTAGCCCAACGTCGTGAGATGTTTACAGGTTTACAGTCTGCAGTAGGTGAAATACGTGGACTTCGTGCTACAGCAGGTGGTCGCAGACTCCTAGATACACTAGGAACTGTAGGCCGTGATGCTGTTTACACCAATCGTGTATTTGATGATGCTAATCCAGACGGAGTTATCCCATCACAGATTGATGGCTTTGACTCAGCAGCTTATGTTTATCAACTCAATGACCGTTCTGCCTTCATTACTCCACAGCAACTAGATCGCTTTGCAGCACGTGATGGAGTTATCAGTTCTGTCTGGGGTGCTCAGTACTCAAAGGCAGCAGATGATGCTATTAGCACATTCGTTACAGGTACTTTGGCAGGTCCACGCTTTCCAGTTCGTAACGCTTTAGAGGATTATCTTTTCTATCTTTCCAATGGAAAAGGCTTCATTAGATCTGCTGGATCTGTAGTCAGATCCCGTCGTCTTGCTACAAAGATACGTACAACAGAGGATGAACTAGCTCTGGGTATGTTCAATCGCTACGCAAAAGCCAAGGATAAAGAAATGGTCCTAGGCAAGTTCAGAGATATTCAGAACAACGTTAAGCGTGAGATGGTTGATGGCAACGAAGTCATAACAGTAGGTGTCTATAAGAATGCTGCAGAGAAAGAACTAGCAAAGCGCCAGTTACTTGCTGAAGTATTGCTACGCGATAAGTTTAATGACGCACAGATTGGCAAGTTTGGTAAGGACTTTGACCAGTTTACATATGAGTTTGCAATGCACGGAGACTTTGAGAATTTACTAAGGTCTGCTAGTGAGGGTGCATATAATCTTAATGCAGGCAATGACTTCTTCTCACGTTCTACTAAATTAAGTCGTAAGCAAGGCAGAGTCGTAGATTTTTCAATTGATGGTGAAGACTATGCTCGTCAATATGGTTCATTTGTACAGTTAAGTCCAGTAGATCAAGAAGGAAAGCTCGCTTGGGCATTCCAGATTGTTGCCAAGGGTAACGATGAAATTGGTTCAGAGGGTATGAAACTGCTCAAGCAGTTTGGCAATGACCGTGCTGGATTCGTTGCAGCGCTATCTAAGCATATTGATACAGATGTACTGCCTAAGTACAGACAAAGTTTTGATCGCTACATTGACGAGACATACACATCTAACCAACACGCAGGGGTAATCTATGATGACCTCAAGGCTTTGTTTGGACGAGCAGATGGTTCTATCAATGATGAACTGCTAGGTAGAATTGTTCAGGCAGATGAAGCAGGAAACCTTGCTACTAAGTTAGATGACTTCTCTCTTGAGTGGCTTCCAACCAAACGTGCAGACCTGCCTCAATCAATCACAGGCCCTAGATTTATACCAGCAACACAATCTGCAAACATCATTTCAGACCTTAATACCCGCATATGGGACTGGCTGGGAGATGCTAATGCACGTTTATCACGTGACCAGATTGTTATTGACGCAGCCTTTAACATCCGTAAAGAACTACAGCCATACCTAGAAGACTTAACAGCTAAGGTTGGCAAGGATGAGGCAACTCGTCGTATAGTTGAGATGTCAGAAAAGCTTGCAGTTGAGCGAGTACTAGCATTCGTGGATAACCCAGATGTGCGTACACAGATGGCTTGGTCTATGCGTAACTTTGCACGTTTCTATCGTGCTACAGAAGATGCTTACCGCCGTCTATATCGTACAGTTCGTTACAACCCAGAGGCTCTGCGTAAGATTGCATTGACCTACGAAGGCGTAACACATACAGGTTTCGTACAGCGTGATGACCAAGGTGAGGCATACTTTGTCTACCCAGGTGTAGCCCCTGTCTATGCAGCGGTTAACAAGTCATTAAGTGTCTTTGGACTAGGCGATAAGTTCGTATCTCCAATGCCATTGCAGTTTGGATCTTCACTCAAAATGCTGACACCATCTGCAAACACAGAGTCTTGGTTGCCAACATTTAGCGGTCCAATCGCTGGCGTATCACTAAAGACAATTTACAATACAGCAGGTTTATTCTCTGAATCAGATATTCCAATTATCTCGATGATTGCTAGAGAAGTAAAAGCAACAGAGCAATACACACTCGGCTCTATTGGAGAAGGTCAATCAATCTTCCAGGCAGCATTGCCTGGACACGTTAATCGTCTTATCTCAGCGTTAGATAAGGATGAGCGTGATTCACAGTACGCATCTGCATACCGCAAAGCTGTTACATACCTAGAAGCAGGTGGACATACCCCATCTGCAACAGCAACTCCTGGTGAGTTAGCTGAGTATCAGAAGCAACTACGTGCAACCATCAGCGGTATTTTGTTAACACGCTTTGCTCTAGGGTTTATTGCTCCAGCATCACCAACGACATCACTTAAGTCAGATATGGCTGAGTGGGTTCGTGAGAACGGAAGTATGAACTTCAAGCAGGCATTCTCAAAGCTTATTGAAGAGTACAAAGACACTACAAATCCTGTAGGTAATGCTATGGCTGACTGGACTAAGTACTTTCCAAACCAAGTCCCATACGTTATTAACGAATCTGACCCAGTGTTCCAAGCAAACTTTAAGACAAGCAACGCAGCAGCAAACTGGGTTGATGGTAACCAAGATCTTATTAAGGCATACCCAGAAGGTGCAGCCTTCTTGATTCCACAGAGCGGAACCTTTAGCTGGGAGGCATACCAGTTCCTCAAGGATAATGGTTACCGCGAGAACAAACTCGTTGGTGACTTCCTACAGGAAACAATGGTTGCCAAGTCTAAGTATTACTTCTATCAGGAGCGTGACCGCTACGAGCAAGCGTTAGAGTCTGCAACAACCGACTCAGAACGCTCACGCATTAACGATATATGGAGTGCTTGGTCAAAGGAATTTAAGTCTACACGCCCATTGCTACAGCAAGAGTTTGCAGATTCTGCTGGTAATAACATCAAGCGTATGGCTGCATACGATGATCTAAAGCGTATGCTATCTGAAACAAAGATTAGCAATCCAGCTACTAACTCTATTCGCAGGATGGTTGCTATTTACGAAGAGTACCTTGATGCCAAGGATAACGTCTATAACTCACGCAGTGAGCGTGACGTTAAGGCAAGAGAAGGTATCCGTGAATCAACACTTGCACAACTAAAGGCAATTGCACAAACAAATCCAAACGCTAGCGGAGTCTTTACTATTCTGTTCAGCAACTTCTTGAGGGAGAACTAAGATGGAAAAAGGTTTAACTAGCCCTACTTATGGTGCTGGCCCTGGTGGTGTTGGCGGTCTTATTACTTCTTCAACACCTGGAACTGGAACAGCAATCCCTGGAATTGGTGGATTTGGTGTGCAACCTGGAGGAACTAAAGCAACTGAAGCGCAGTTAACAGCACAGTACGGCGCTATGACGGATATTGTACGCAAGGCTACAGCTCAAAAGCTCAAGAGCGCTGGATATAAAGTGCCTGTTACTGGCAGATATAACGCAGCGGTACGCGAAGCATTCTTAGACGCATCACGAAAGTTTAGCGATGAGATAAACACACTTATTCGTAATGATCCACAACGTCTTAATGCTGGAAAGTTTGATTTAGATACCTACCTTGCTGATCTTGCTTTTACTAGAGCAGGTATGGGAACTGGCGATGGAGTTCCAAAGCCATACATCCAAGAAAGACAATCTACTAAAGCATCAATCCGTAAGGGTGCAACTGCAGCAGCGGAGGTTCTTCTTGGTCGAGGATTGTCAGAAGAGCAGTTTAACGAAATTTACAAGAAGGCTGTTGAACGCGAAAAGGCTATGCCAGTAGTAACCAAATATGCAAAAACAAAGAGTGGCGCAACCAAGGCCACAACTACAGGTGGTGCTGATACAGAAGAGTTTTTGTACCAGCAGATTGCTAAGACAGATGAAGCCAAGCAGAATAAAATCTTTGGTCTCTACGATGCTTTCAAGACGGCGATAGGTGTTAAGTAATGGCGTATAAGGCATCAGATTATCCACAGGTAAAACGTGCAGCAGAAGCCTACGATGTAGCCAAGGCCGCACGTCTTAAGGCACAACGTGCCTTTGATGAGACATCAACAAAATCTCCTAACTATGAAAAAATAAAGGCTGCTCTTAATACAGCAAAAAATGCAGAGGCTACAAAACTCAAGGCATACAGGTCTGCTAATGATGCAGCTAAGGCTGACTACAATAGAAAAGCAACAGCAACCAAGTCAACGGCTGATTCCAAATCTGCTCAAGCAATGATTGATTCCCTTAATGAGCAAATCAAAAAGGCTCAAGATTCAGGGCAAAGTACCACAGCACTTGAAGCGCAACTAAAAGCAAGTCAAAAGAAACTTGCTGATGCACTTGCTGCTAAAAAAGCAGCGACTACAGGTAACCGTCCTACAGGTGTACCAGCTACTGCTAAGTTCAACTCAGCCACAGGTCAATGGACTGATGGAGGAAAAACTTGGGACAAGAATGGTAAAGAAGTAAAGGTTACTGCTGAGCAGTACACAGTTAAAGATGGCCTTACTTATTTGAATGGTAAGCCATTCTCTGGAACCAGAGCTGGCAAAACTTACAAAGACGGCAAGGTTGTAACTGCTGGAACTAAAACTGATGAAAAAGAAACAGAACTACCAACAGAAGTTTACACAGTTACAGATGGTATTACTTATCTTAATGGAAAGTTGTTCTCTGGAGTTAGAGATGGCAAGACATACAAAGATGGCAAAGTTGTAGGTGAGGGCGCAGTAAAAACTGACACTCAAGAAGTAGATGGAGAACCTGCACCTACTGGAGATCTTTTTGCTAAAGCTTTAGCTGGCGCTGAAAAAAGATATGGCGCTATTGATGAAATCTTTAAGAGTAATGATGAACTTAAAGCACTTCTTATTAAGGCATTGGGTAAGGTTGAAGACCCTAATGATGACTTTACAGAAGAGCAGTTCATCAACCTTCTTGAGAATACAAATTGGTTTAAGACACAGGCTGGCCCAATTCGTCAGCGTGGATTCTATAAGCGTCAATATGATGCCCTTGTTACAAAACTTAAGACAGATGACCCTGATTATCAAAAGAAACTTGCTGAACTAGACAAGACATCTGAGTATGGTCGTGGTCTTGCAAAGGTTATTCAGTCTCTCAAAGAAGAGGCTATTAGCCAGGGCAAGGAACTAGATGACACAACTGCTCGCTCTCTTGCAATAGATATCTATGACTATGCTAATGAGGCAGATACGGTCAAGATTCGTAAAGCCGTTACTGGCGCTGGCAAGTTTGGAACAGCAGCAGTAGGTGGAGAAGCGGGTACAGCGCTACAAACTCTACGTCGTGTAGCACAGAACAACGGCTTTGATCTTGATGTAGATTTTGCAGACCAGAAGGATACTTGGCTAAACTCTATTCTTAACGGTGAGAGCGTTGATAAGTTCTCATCTCTGATTCGTCAAAGAGCGGGACAAAACCAAGGTAAGTTTGTTCAAGACTTGCTTAAGAACGGCTATGACCTTAACGGGGTATACGGCAACTACATTAACTTGATGTCTCAGTACTTTGATATTCCTGCAAGTAGCATTAAGCCTAATGATCCATTACTTGCAAAGGTATTTACTGATGCAGGTGGATTAAAGTTTTCAGACTTTGAGGCATTGCTTCGTACAGATCCACGCTTCAAAGGAACTAAGCAAGCAGGTCAAACTGCTGATGTTCGTCAGTCAATCGTAGACCGCGCTCTTGCGCTAGGTATAACTCTTGGTGAAGATGAAGTTGACGATGTAGTAAACAACGCTTTGTCTATGGGAATCAGCGCAAGCTCATCTCTAGTAGATGGACTCATCCGTGCTAAGTTCTCATACGCTCCAGGCAAGGTTTTAGGCGGTGCAGCAGGTGGTGCTCTTGCTCAACTTAAGGCAACCGCTGCAGCTAATGGCCTTGACTTTGACACTCAATTTGGAGCTCAAGCTCAGACTTGGCTTGCAAAGATTCTTCAAGGTGAATCACCAGAGACTTTCAAAAATGCAATTCGTCAGGTAGCAAAAACTGGTTATCAGAATGTGCCACAGGTTAGTTCATTACTAGATCTTGGTGTTGACCTAGATACTATCTATGCACCGTACAAGAATGTTATGGCTTCGGTGCTAGAGGTTAATCCACAGACTATTACATTAAATGACAAAACATTGCGCTCTGCTATCGGCTCTGATAAAGAGATGACTCTATACGATTGGGAACGCTTCTTGCGTAAGGACCCACGCTGGCAGTATACAAACAATGCCCGTCAAGAGGTATCAGGTATCGGACTTAATGTTCTACAACAGTTAGGATTTCAGGGATAATGGCTGAGAATGTTTATATTAATCTTAATGATCCAACCCAAAATAAACTGTTTACTCAGATGGGTGGATCAGCCGAATACGCCCTTACTATGGGTAGAGGTATAGACCCAGAAGGAAAAGATTACGGATCTGTAACAGGCGGTGTTGGTTCCAAGGCAATTAAATGGAACAAAACTGGCGGCGTTGGTGGAGACCTGTTGCCAGAAAATGTCCGTGCTGCAATTTATGGAGTAGATCCTAAGACTGGCAAGGCGCGAACATCCAAAGATGTTGCGTATGATCCATTTGCTAATACAACTGGTTACGCATACGACCCAGAATCTGGAGCATTGATTCTTCGCACAGGAGAAGGCGGATCGGCATTTGTTGGTTCTGGCTATACCCAAGATGCTGCAGGCAATTTTATTGCTGGCGCTCCTACAAGTTCTAATACTGCTTTGACTTCAAATACATCAGCATCTGCTGTTTCAGATTTACCTAAAGGCGTGACAGTTGTTAGCACTTATGCAGATCCAGAAACTGGAGATGTAACAGCGGTACTTTCAAATGGCACCACTAAGGTTCTCGCAAAAAGCGGAGCAGCAAGTGCAGCAAAAAAGTCTGCATATGATTTGTTATACCAGCAATTCAATGACTTGGGTATTGGTGGCCTAGTGCCAGAACTTAAGACATTTATTGAAGAAGGTATTTCTCCATCTGAGTTCACACTTCGTTTGCGTGGAACAGAGGCATACAAGAAGCGCTTTGCAGCTAACGCTCAGCGCATCGCTAAAGGTCTTCGTGCTTTGTCAGAGGCAGAGTACATTGGATTAGAGGATCAATACCAAAATGTTATGCGTCAGTATGGACTGCCAGAGTCTTATTACACACGTGGTGAGATGGGCCGTCAAGAAGGATTTGAGAAGTTTATTTCTGGAGATGTCAGTGCTTCTGAACTAGAGGATCGTATTATGACTGCACAAAAGCGTGTCATCAATGCCAACCCAGAGGTAGCCCAAGCTCTTAGAACTTTCTACCCAGGTATTTCTCAAGGCGACATCTTGGCTTATACACTGGACCCAACTAAGGCTATTGAAGATATCAAGCGCAAGGTAACAGCAGCAGAAATTGGTGGATCAGCAGCACGCTTTGGTTTAACTACCAATGTTTCAGATGCTGAATACCTACGAAACTATGGTGTGACAAAGGAACAAGCAGACCAAGGTTATGCAACTATTTCAGGTGGACTACAACGTGGTTCACAACTTGCCTCAATGTATGGCGAGAGTCCATACACTCAAGCAACTGCAGAGCAAGAAATCTTTAATGTACCTGGCGCAGCAGAAGCACGTAAGCAGCGTCAAAAAATTACTGGACTAGAGAAGGCTACATTCAGTGGTCAATCTGGACTAAGCCAAGGAGCATTGGTGCGAGATCGCGCTGGCGCTTACTAAATAAAAAGCCTGCCAATGGGATGACTGGTCCATTGGAGCGACAATAAAACCAGTAGCAAGAGCCATACTACCCGCCCCAAGGTGACTATGAGGCTTGCGTCAATCTAACAAAGAATGGGAGAAGGACCTATGTCCAACTATGACTACGAGGATGATGACTTCGATATGGAAGACACCAGCAATGATCTCGTAAAACAACTGCGCAAGGCTACTAAGCAAAAGGATAAGGAACTGGCTGAACTAAAGGCACAGTTTGAAAATCTAAATAAAGCGCAAAGAGAACGAGCAATTAAAGATGCCCTCGAAAGTCGTGGGGTAAATAGCAAAATTGCTTCATTTATCCCGCAGGACATTGACCCAACTGAGGAGTCCGTGTCTAAATGGCTTGCAGACTATGCCGATGTATTCGGTATTGATGTCGGCCAAAACCAGGCAACACCTAATGTAGATCCAGCTCAGGCTGCTGCATATAAGCGTATGACCAATGCTGTCGAATCAGGATCATCTCCTGAACACAATGACAACATTATGCAGAAGCTTATGAATGCAAACAGTCGTGAAGAATTGGATGAAGTCATTAGATTGTCTGGACTCTAATCCGATCCTAAAACAGAAAGGCTAGACCACAAATGGCTATCCCAACAGGTACCCCTACCACCACGTCTAGCATCAGCAACCTCGTACAAGCAGCATACGATCAGTATGTAAGAATGGCACTACGTTCCATTCCTGTTATGCGTTCACTTGCAGATGTTAAGCCAGTGCAACAGGCAATGCCAGGATCATCAGTTGTATTCTCAATCTATTCAGATTTGGCTCAGGCTACATCTACATTGACAGAATCATCAGATGTTTCAAGCATTGCACTAGGTAACCCATCACAGGTTACAGTAACACTGAACGAATACGGTTCAGCAGTTACAACAACAAAGAAGTTAAACCTAACTTCATTTAACGATGTTGATTCAGCTCTTGCTGACATCATCGCGTACAACGCAGCAGATTCTATTGACAACGTAGTAGGTCAGGTCCTCTCAGC